AATATTGCATCAGCAAATTCTGTAGGTAATAAAGCTCTTACTTTTTTTTCAAGCCATGCAGCAAACATACCAGGTGCCTTCATTATATAATCTGCAACTTTTAACCATGAACCTTCAAGTTTTCCGTCCTCATCGTCTGGGTCCCATTTTAATAAACTACCAAACATCACTGCGTTCCCATCAGCATCCTTATGGTAGATGGCGTCAGATACTGCATTCCAGGCAGTGCTAACGTTAGTTTTTGCTTCTTCCCATCCCTTGGAAAAACGCTCTTTAGAATCATTAAGCCATTTTTCTAATTTATCCTTACCTAAAGCACCTGTAATTGCAAAAATTACTCCACCTAATAAACCACCAACAAGTGCACCTATAGGACCACCCAACATAAATCCTGCTGCAATTCCAATTCCAACACCTTTAAAGGCACCTTTTATTCCACTAGCTAACCCACCTTCTCCAGTACCACCAAAGAAAGCAGCAATAGCACCTGTTACTCCGCCTGTCTCATATCCTTTTATTACATCATATAATGCAGTACCAACACTGGCAACCACCCATGCTATCATTGTCTTTGGATAACCCAGTAATTTTTGAATCCAAGTCTTTTTCTTAGGGTCAGCAGTAGGGTCTAATTCGCTTTCATTAGCATTCCAACCTTTTTTAATTCTAAAAGCTTTTGAATTAGGATGCATACCTGGACCGTATGGAGATTCTCTTCGATTTTCTTCATCACTTAATCTACTTCCTTTTTTAAGTTCAAAGTAATGTAGCCAATGGTCATTTATCATTTGCCATAGACCATCAGTTCCTGATTTTGAGCTCAATGACAGATTAATTTTTTCAAACCAATCACCTTTCAGTTCCTCTTCAGCTTCTTTCTCAGCTGGCTTAAGCTTGATATCTCTGTACATTCCAGCTGTACTTGCAACGAACCTACGTTTAAAGTCTTCAGTAGCTCCAATCCAATTCTCACCTCCAACAGCTTCAAAACCAGAATCCATTGTAGCTCCTTGCCATATAGCTTCTTGACGTTCACTCGCTTCTCTTTCTTGAAGTTTGTCTCGGGTACTAGTTTGATTCAGCTTTCTCAGCTGACCTGAAATATCTTGTAGTAATGCTGTATCGTTCTTAGCCATTTTCCTTCATCCTTTCGTTTTCTTTGTTAACATGTTCCTGTACAAGAGAAATGTATATTTCCCTTTCCCACGGTAGCATATCATCTAATTCTGTTAAACTAAAATTATGTTGGTGCATTAATGCAAAGTTAGTTTTAAAATAACTTATTACATCAGTATGAGAAAGGGCTATATAAAAAAATCAGTTAACCCGTTTAACTCTTTTTCATTCTTCTCACCACAATGTTCACACACAAATTCCATTTTATAATTTAAAATTGGTGCTTTACCTAACACACCAACAATTTCTACAAATTGATCGGAACTTAAACTCTCAACAAAATTTACTATTTCTTTCATTTTAACATCTTTAGCAATAAATATTTCTTCACCACTATAAATTGTTTCAATAGATTTTGCAATAGTATTAATCATGACTTCAGTTTCAGTTTCTCTTTCTGATTCCTTTAATCTATCATCTATTGTTGCCCATCTTAAATCAAGAGATATATCATCTGTTAATTTAATATGTTTATCTACTACATCTTCAAGGTTCTTAATCTTTATAGCTTCTAAATCAATCTTATGGTCACTACGTTCTTCGCAATGTTCACAAGTTGGATTTAATTTAACGCCTTCACCTACAGACTTACTTCGTAAGGTTATAAATATAAATTCAATATCAAAAGTAGTTAGCTTCTTTATATCAATTGGTGACTCTATACACGCTTTAATAATATCTGCTACTGCTTTTTCAACTGCAATTTCACTTCGCGACTCTATTGCTATTAATAAAATCTTTTCTTCTCTGACCACGTATGGTCTGTATGTTACAGTTTCGCCTGTTGATGGCACAATCATATCATACTTTGGTGTTACTAATTTAGGTAACATATCAATCTCTCTCCATATTTAAAATTATAATAATCTATTAAACGTACTTAACGTATCCTTTCCTATTCCTAACATGTGTCCTATCACATCTTCGAATCCATCTACTAATCCAACACTCTTCCAATTGTCATATTCCCATGTTACGGACACTTCTATTAAACCTTCATTACCACTACTTAATTCAACTGCTCCAAGCTGTAAAGGATATGCATTTTCTAATTTAATTGTATATCCTGGAACTATATCATTAGATGTAGATAATTGTTGTATAGTTACATCACTACAATAATCTCTTTTATAAAATGCTTTATAATGTTCATGGGATGTATCTATAATCATCTCTTGCCACATATCAAAATATTTTCTAATATAATAATCATTAGTTAATAAGAATGTCATAGTAACTTCATCTGTTATAGCTGAATATGGTTTTTTAGATAAGTGATGATTATGTCCAGCTTCAGTCGTAGATATTCTTTTACCAGGAATTGTACAATTTTGACATAGTAAAAACATATCACGTGGGTCTTGTATAAAATCTCCTATATGAACACCATCACCAGATATTAAATTACTTAATAGAGTAGCTGGATTAAAATTCAATAAGCTGTTCATACCCTTTGATGGATGTGAAACGTATACACCAAATCTATTACCACGTGCTATACCACCACGACGATTAATCGTTGACTTTAATGTATCTATACTAACTGGTAATGACATTATCTGTATTGTCTCCTTGAACGTCCCCAAACAAATGCGGTTGATTTTTTCCTAAAGGCTGCTGTTTCTAAAAATATTGCTATGTTCCATTCCGCTGCAGATACCTTTGATATATTTGAAGATACATGCTTTGTTAAATAATGTTTAAAACACGGCTTAAAATATTTATATTTCTTTGTAGCTTTTAGTAAGTTATAAGTAATTTTGAATTTAGTTGTTTTATTAAAGTATTTATTAGATGCGGTATCACTTAAATGGTCTAAAAATATAGCTCGTATTTTAGGTGGTAAGTAATGCAGATTAATACCATAAAAACCATCTTGAGCAGGACCAACCACAATAGTCAAAGGGAAGGTATCATAGTATGGAAGTTGTTGTCTAAGCTTTGGGTTATATGTATACATTATCATATCACCTATTATTGGCTTACCAACTGTTTGCAACCTCTCATCTTTAAGTACAGCCTTACCTAATGGTCCAAGCTCTTTAGCTTTCTTTTGAAACCATACTGCCGCTTCTTTTGAACGAGCTTGTAGTCCTTTACGGAATGCTTCTGCTTCTAATGTATCAAATAAACTAGCCATTAAATTTCCTCTTTAATCATACCTATATTTATACTCTTTTTTTAAGAGACTTCCATATTCTTCGGCCGGTCTTTGTTTTACTTGCTTTAAATCTCATGGACATTGTACGTATACCCATAGCTTCTAATTCTTTTTCAGTCCATATTTGAAACTCATAACCTCTGTCATCTGCATACTTCTTAGCATATTTCCACTTAGATGTATTCTTCATATAGGTCAATGCCTCATTAAGCTTTTTTCTTTTGGGCGGTACGGTTTGAGCACTTGGTTTTATCTCAACCAAAATGGTTTTACCTGTCTTTGTTTTAATAGTAAGGTCAACAAAATACCTATGAGCCTTCCTATCAGTTGAACATATATAAGGTATAACAGTTTCTTCAGACTGCCACCACCTAACCCATGATGCTTTATCTAAATATCTAAATGCATTCCTTTCCCATAAGGACCTATAATGTATCATATCAATATTGCCATTATATTTCTCAGGGTGTTTTGGTCTCCATGAACCAGAATATGTCTTTTTCATACGTATATTTATAAAGAAACGTATAAATAAGTAATATACAAACCAAGGAACAAATATGTCAGACGGGACGCAACATACCAGAAATAGTAGAGCAAAATTAGACTCATGGAAGAGATGGCATTCAACAGAGCATTGGAAATACCCAGAAACTGTTGGTAGTGATACACGTGCTGATAATATAAGCTTTAATAGTAATGATGCAAGTGAATATGCTATTAAACGTATGGATAAAATATCTACTATGACTAGTGAGCCATTTATGATGTTTGAGTTTATGAAGATAGATGAAAAATCTTCTGCAGCTGCACAACCAGTTGTGCCAACTGATAAAGTCCCTAGGCCTGTAAAAGACCTCACAGCTACATTTACATCTGCACAAACTACTTTCGCTGGCAAACAAGGATATGCGCCTATAA